ATGGAGGATGATAAGGAAGCAACGGATTGTCTGGTTGTGGAACCGGCACGGGTACTGAAAGGGAAAGATGGTGAGGATCTTCTCACTGGTAGTAGGTTAACTAAGGTAATTGCGTCAACAGGGCGCCCTCGTAGGAGTCCTTATGCAGCGAAAATCGCGCAGGTTGCGAGAGCTAAGGTGGGTTACCTTAAGAATACACCAGAAAATAGATTAATCTACCAGAGAGTTATGATTGAGATCATGGACAAAGATTGTGTGCGGTATGTAGACAGAGATTTCATACTACCGCTAGCAATAGGTTGTTGCTTTGTCTATCCTGATGGAGTGGAGGAGTCGGCTGCACTGTGGGGTTCTTCGGAATCCCTTGGTGTTAAATAGGGAGGCCTAGTGCGTCTACCTGGGGTGGTGACACAGATCAATCGAGATATCCCATCTGGTGTGTTGCTACCTCAGGAGGTGCTAGAGGTTCGCATAGGACCTCCCAATGCTAAGGACCGTAATATATTTATGGTTGCTGGTTGCCCATCACAGGCACGGTTCTTAGTACATAATCATTGCCTGAAAAACCTAAAGAGGGGTCTTGTGGAGAGAGTATTCTGCGTTGAGAAGAACGGATTACTCACTCGCACTCCACAACCTACAAAAGGAGCATTTAGTCGTCTTTCCCCGTTCAGGAAAGCAGTGTGTGAGAAGGTCGGGGTAGCCCATCGCCTTGGTTATGATGGTTTTCTATCATACTATAGGGGTGCGAAACTCCGTACTTACTCACGAGCTGTGGAGAGTCTGCATATCTCACCTGTTTCTGAAAGAGATAGTCATTTGACTACCTTTGTCAAGGCAGAGAAGATATCGACGGCTAAATGTGACCCAGCACCTAGGGTGATACAGCCTCGAAACCCTAGGTATAACGTGGAGCTTGGAAGATATCTACGGCATATGGAATCCAAACTGATGAAAGCTGTGGATGACGTTTTTGGAGAAAAGACATGTATTAAAGGATATACCTCTGATGAGGTGGGGCAGATCTTTCGGGATAAATGGGACAAGTTTGACAAACCTGTTGCTATAGGTCTCGATGCCTCACGGTTCGATCAACACTGTTCTGTGGAAGCTTTGCAATTTGAGCATGGTTTCTATAAGACTTTGTACCCAGGCAATAAGCTGTTAAGTAAATTGTTGGAGTGGCAACTCCATAATAAAGGGAAAGGTTATGTGCCAGATGGCACTATAACTTACCGCAAGGAAGGTTGCCGTATGAGTGGGGATATGAACACATCACTTGGGAATTATCTTTTAATGTGTGCTATGATATATGGATATATGCGTCATCTGGGAATTAATGAGTATAGTCTGGCAAACTGTGGGGATGACTGTGTTTTAATTGTTGAACGCAGAAATCTTAAACAGATACAGGGTACACTACCGGAGTATTTCCTAGGATTAGGATATACGATGAAGGTTGAGGCACCTGTATTTCAATTGGAAGAGGTTGAATTTTGTCAGGCACATCCCGTGCAGTTTCAGGGAGGTTGGAAGATGGTCCGCAATGTTAGGACCGCCATGAGTAAAGATGTTCATTGTGTCAATAATATTAAAGATCTGGCCACTAGACGGGCCTGGAGTAATGCTCAACATCACGGGGGGATCGCTTTGAGTAGTGGCATACCAGTGGTGGAGAAATTTTACTCACGGTTTGCAGTCTATGATGTACCGGGGAAACATCAACGTATTGACACGATAACAAATGAATACAAATGGCGCGGGTCGGGTGGAGATTATGTGGTAACGCCTGAGTCGAGGGCTAGCTTTTGGGCTGCTTTCGGTCTTACAGGTGATGAACAGGAAGCCCTTGAGGACCGTTTGGACAGGTGGGAAATGGATCTATTTGGAGAAGAAGGTGTTGACGCTCACGAGCCCAGCATCCTTGACTCCGCCGTAGCATGACCAAGCATACACGAGAGATGGCACTAGTTACAACAAATAATAACAGAGCAGTAATGGCACGTGCAGCAAAGCAGGTAATGCCTGCTATTGGAGCCGTAGCATTTTCAAATACAGGACAGAGATTAATGTGGGATGGATTGAGTTATGTCGCCTCTAAAGGAGCGGCATTAGTGAAGAAATTGAAAGGACGTAATAGAAATAGAGATCTTGTCGCTCACCCCGGTGCTTTACCAGGGGCTGTTGCGGCGCCAGTGGCTATTTCCAGGATAGTCAGAGGATCACGACCTAAGTTTGTGCGGAGCAAAGGATCTGTCACTATATCTCATCGAGAGTTAATAGGGCAGTTCAATAGTACTTCAGCATTAGTGGTAAACGGTGGAGTCACAGGAAATTTGTATCGGATTAATCCCTCGAATCCGTTATTATTTCCTTGGTTGCAGACTCTAGCATCTAACTTTGATCAGTACAAGTTCGACTCGATGCGGCTCCAGTATGTGCCAATGTGTGCTACAACTGAAACCGGTAGGGTTGCGATTTACTTTGACAAGGATTCTCAGGACCTTGAGCCAGTTGATCGTATAGAACTAGCAAACATGAGGCATCTCACAGAGACCGCACCTTGGTGTGAGGCATCTCTGCAGATCCCAGTGGACAATATCAAACGTTTTATGAATGACAATACCACCGTTGACCCTAAACTCATAGACTTAGGACAGGTTGGGCTGGCAACTTATGGAGGACCAGGGACAAATGTAGTTGGTGATTTATTCATTCACTACACTGTAACCTTCTATGAGCCACAACCGTCTTCGGGGTTGGTGGAAACAGAGCAATCAGGAACAGGATCTGTTGATTTTGGACCTGATTTGGTTAGTGTTGCAACATCTGCAACTACTACCACTGTGACTTTCCGATCTCCTGGCACGTACCTTGTATTTATGACGCAACGGGCACTCACTTTTACCGGTGTTACCCCGATTGCTATGACTTTCAATTCAAGCACGAACACAACTGCGGTTGGAACAAACTATGCATCCATTTACAATGTGACAGTACCTGTACCGGGCGCGCAAATGCAATTTGTGGGCACCGGATTTGGAAATTATACACTTCAAATTACACGCGCTAAAATTACTAATGTCGCAACGTTGATC